AAACTATTTACCTCTTATTGTAAGAGGGCTAAACAAACTCTAAATTTTCCACATCCACCATTAGCAGATCAAGTTTATCACTATCATAAACATCTATGCCAAATTTACATTTATGAGGCTCATAGACATTTCGTTTTCTAATTTCTTCATAGAGTGGGACACTACTAAATATCGTCTCCGCACTCAATCCCATTTTTCGGACTAGTCGATTCAATTTTACTCTCTTTCCTGGATTCTTTAATTCTTCAAGATATAATTCATAAATATTCTGTACCTTAAGCTCAGAATTTATTGATTGATAAAAATCTTGCAATAATAAATAATGAGTCTTATTTGTTCCCATCGTATCCCACATATGACCAATTATTGATAACAAATAATCAATCGGATCTTGATTAACACTAACAAAAACACGAAGCATCGGCTCATACAAAGGTTTGTAGGGGAGGACAGGAGGAAGAGCAGGATCATCTTTATTCGCAATAAAATATCGCTTACAAAATACTGGGCCTTTTTTCCTAATTGAACCTGTCCAAAGATCAGGCTCTGTCAAGAAATCATCATACTCTCGATAATCTCTCAATACAGATCTACAATGAGTTTTTAAAAACCCAGCCCAGGTATTTACATTTATTATTCCCCTTAACACCTTAGGGGCACAACAAATATGATCATCTCCATATACTAGAATTCTTATAAATCCTTCATTCATAAACTCCGTGATTACTTCATCCAATTCTGGGTGATTCATCATAATATAACAAAGATAGAAAATAAAATAACATAATAATGCGTAACTATCCAAATGACTAGTCTCTAACGCTCCAGAGGGGACCTTACCTATTATTAATCGCCAAATATTGTCCAAAAACAAGACTACCTTATTAGTCAAATGATAGCCCCAATCTTCCATTAACTTTTCAAATATTTTGCGAACAAAATCAGGCATATTATCTTTATCATAATATCTACGATTATTAGCACAATAATTCATTATCCAAATATCCATTACAGCTTTATCAAATTTCTTTATATCTCCGTCCCACCAAAAGATATCTGGATTATTATAATTTAATTTTAATGCTAACTCATAGGCTCCCCCATGGAACATCTTCATTCCTATCATTATTACCCTTCCTGTCTCAAATTTTCTACGTTCTCCAAACATTAAAGACAAAAAAAATAATAATAAACTTAATATAAAAAACTCTCTAGTTTTCCATTGGGATTCCAACAAGTCCTGCCCCTCCTCATTTAAAAAATACTTCCATTCAGATTTTAAACGAATCACACCAATCGGATTCAACTGATAATCTTCACCATTCATAACCTTACGTATATATTTATCAAATTCTCGAGCAGCCGCCATAATCATATGAATTTTCTTTCCTGAATTTTGAACCTTAAAATCAGGGTCGCCCAAAGCTTCCCCTAATATAACCATAATCCCTCCTCCTGTATTCAACTTAATTTGAGACAACAACTCTATCAAATTATATCGAAATTTCACCTTTTTAACAAAACGCTCACAATCTAACATCTTAAACAATATTTTGTTAATTCTTGGCAAAAGCTTAAGTAGAGTATCAAAGTTAGGACCTCGATATGCAGTATCCTGATTAAACTCTGCATACAACTTAATATACTCTCGAGCACTCAAGTTGTTTGTTGTATATTTAACTCTATAACAGGGTATACCATCTACATAAATTGGATTATAAATTACATTGCTCCATCGAAGACGTTCTACACATAGCCATTTCAAGCTAGGAACAACACTATCTCCTCTTTCTGGAATTCGAGCTCGAGTACTTCGTACAATGTAATTTTCAAAAATACGATCAATCATATTTCTG